TGGCATACGCTGTAGGAGTCGAACCCACGCTAACTGGGTTGGAACCAGTCGTGCTACCGTAACACTTAGCGTACATAAAATTGGCGCCCGCGGAAGGATTCGAACCTCCGACCCTCAGATTCGTAATCTGATGCTCTATCCGGCTGAGCTACGCGGGCATGAATTGGCGACCCCTGAGGGATTCGAACCCACAACTTCAAGTTTCGAAGACTTGCACTCTGTCCAGTTGAGTTAAGGAGTCATAAAGAATGGTGCCCACTGCAAGATTCGAACTCGCGGCCTATACATTACTAGTGTATTGCTCTACCAACTGAGCTAAGTGGGCATTGATTGGATGACCCTCAGGGACTCGAACCCCGATTCGCGGAATCAAAATCCGATGTCCTACCATTAGACGAAGGGTCAATAATCTTTGCATGAATATTTATTGATCATTTTTTACATGAAAACATTTTCAACGTGCGTTGTCTCACCTTCAGAGGGTGAGGGCGGTGTTTAAGTTTCAATGTTCTCGTGTAATAAATGAGTAGCCTTTTGTTGACAAGCGAGACTATGTTGTCCGGCATTTCGGACTTGCCCGCTTGCGAGGAATCACGATGTTCCTCACTGAAAGTTTTTACTCTCTGCGTTATCTCCGCAGATTTCATCCCTATCACCGCCCGTTCATTTTTTATAGTGCTTTGCAGCCTCGTTCCGACTTGCACTTTTTGTCAGTCTTTCATCTGACTGTAAGAGATTTTAGCCTCTTACTAATGGAAAACCCTGAGAGTCTTTCGATTCCCAGGGGCAAAATAAACTAGTTTATGAACTATGCTTACTTCATCCCCCGACACCTTCAATCATTGAATTAAAGGCACTGCGAACATCTGTTGGATATGCTACCGCAGCTTGGCCCAATATGGAGAGTTGTCCCCATAATCCGGTGTCATGCTGTTTCAGCGATATCGAACATTTAGTAATCATAGCAAGTTTATTTAGTCCTGTCAATCTTTATGTTGATTTAACGGCGCTTTTTGGCAGATTTGCGTCAAAGCTCTGTTTCGTCATCATGTACACACTATATATGCCTAGTTAGAGAATGTCAAGAACTTTTTTTCCTATCGGTTAAATAATTGCTTTATTGATGGATGAGACAACAGCAGCGATGTTTGCGATGTCTTGAATCTGCTCACGGGTGAACTTACGATCCTTGAGCAATTCGACCAAAGCAAATGACCGGCTGTGCTTAAGAACGATAGCAGCAGCAAATGCATACATTGCAGCCTTACCTGTCTCATCGGTCATGATCGGTTCGAAAATTTCTAGCGAATGCGACCTAGGAGAGTTGTACTCTGCAATGTCAACTGCGTCTAGATAGGAGAGATATACATTGTCGATTGACATGCTGACAACCGCTTGTGCTACCAACTCCCTCTCATCCCTGCCAAACAAAGGACCATTCATTGAGATTTCAAACGCAAGTTCGCCGTTACCCGATGCGATAGCAGCAGCTAGCGCACATGCATGTGCATCAATCTCATCTAGTCCATGTTGTGTCATGGCGATTTCAAAATTTCTCTCTAAGTGAGAGAGGTGTTCGGAGATGCTGTTCTTAACAACATTCACCCATGTTCCAGTTCCAAATTGACTCATAATCCTACCTTCTTTACAATTTCTTTATATCCCTTCCAAGAGGGATGAATATGATCCGGCTGAACATGCTTAGTACCGATGATAGTGTCACCATATTCATGTGCTAACTTCTCAACAATTGCATTGACGTTTGCCTTACAAAACTTTTCATTACACGGGGGCATAACCCACATAACTCGCTTCGAATGCACCCGATTACGCATCTTACGCAATTCAGCTTCGGTACGAACGTATTTGTGATCATTGGTTCCGAGACTGATTACAACTACCTTTGCATCAAGTGGGGTATTTCCCCACTTCTTATTCCACTGCCATGTGTTATATCCACCCTTAGAATACGATACGCATTCCTTAGGGGCAAACATCTTTGTTCCAACTGCGATACTATCGCCTAAAATCAAACATTCTAACATGAATGGTACTCCTTTAATATTTCAAACGTTTCTTGCCAGTCATCAACGCAGTAATAGTTATCTGCGGCATTGGCTATGGTAAAATCATTTCCTCCAGGATACACCTTGTCACCAAAGAAGATAAACGGACGGATAAATTCTGCAATCTGCGATTTATCTTTCCCCTTTGGATGAATGTCGATTCCAGTTTCACCACCCAAGGTAGCTTGTAACTCTGGAAACCTACGTTCAATTAGTTCGGCTAGATTTTTACGCTCATTTATTGCACAGTCATAGCCTGAATAGAACTGTCTTTGTTCCCGATTTGCATTACGGCCAACTACACTGAGATTTACTAAACCAATGCGCTTCTCAAGATGATTACCTGTTTTAGCAGGGAATGCACTTAGTTCCACTAAATTACGCATGAATTGTTCTTGTTCATCAGACAACTCAAAATCATTGTGATACTGCAACTCTCCTTTGACGTAGAGAGCATTCCCGCAGCAGCTATAGACGCCCTTAACAGCATTGCATATATCTTCGCCAAGCTGCTCTAACGTCTTCTCGTAGTCGCTTCCAGACACGAGATAGACGCTATTGCTTTGGCAGAAGGAAAGGAACCATTCTTCAAACGATGGATCGATACGCTGTCTACTAAGAGTCAGCGTACCGTCCACATCGAAGACAAAATTAGAACAGGTCAGCGTAGTTGAAATATGCCTTCTCCTTCACTCGGGTAAGAATCACACGAGTGCCCTGATCTTCAAAGATGAACTTCCCTTCCTGAGCGTTGAGGTTGATCAACGAGTTAGGGTTGAAACGGACAGTTGTCCAATCCGAATCATCATTGTCGGGTTCAGGATCAAACTCAACTCCGAAACCCTTAGGACTTAGCGGGTTTCCGCTAAACTCAGATGGATGAGGACGATCAATCGTAGTACCCATGTGGACAACTTCAACTGCATACTTCGTACCACCATCAAACTCAGGCTTTGCATTGAGCATCGCAAGAGCATCGGTCGGGCTTTCGTTGTAGCGATTCATTTCTTCAACAAGTGCCTTGAGCATGTCAAAGTTAAACTCACCAAACAGGCTTGCGATTGAAACAATCTGTTCAATGTACTTCTGTTCAGTCAGGTTGTCTTCGCAATATTCAACAATGAATTCGGGACTAAGTCCCTTGAAATCAAGCATGTAGTAGATACGTCCGGGACGATTACGCATATGCTGATCAACACGCCACTTGTCGTTGACAGTGAACATATACAGCTTCTTAGAGCCAAACACACCGTCAAGCAGAGTCAGAATCTGCTCCTGATCATCCTTGTCATATACCTTTTCAAACTCGTCAAAAAGAACAACACAAGGCTGATCAATGTCCTGCAACAGCTTGAAGAAACCGTCTCCCGTCCAATCACGATTGATTACGATAGTCGGAACACCTTGCTTTGCAAGTTCATTAGCAACGTTCTTAGCAAGCATAGTCTTGCCGGAACCCTTTTCACCGTTCAGCATAACGCCTGTTTGCGCTGGACGAGAAAAGAAGGTATTGATAATACGATCCGTGTGACGAAGCGAATCACCGTACAACTTCTTTGGCAGTTCGAACGAATCGATCTGCTCAAGGAAGAAGTTACCAAACATGTCCTGCCCAATGGTGTAATTACCTGCAGGAAGTGCCTCATGTAGATCCATAGATTCCTTTGACGAAACCTTGTAAGTAGTACCACTCTTAAGAAAATATGCCATTTGATCCTCAAAACTTCAACAGGTTAAACGCAAGCAGGATATCCCGCTTATCTTCATCTACAGGGTAAAGAGCAATTGCTGTCTTTTCCCCGCCATTCAGGTCAGGTTCGATAAATGCTTCATAGAAAAAACCGAACTGATCTAGAATCTTTTCAACAGCCTCAAGGGCTTCTAAGTTACGGACACCCACACAAGTGAAGTACGTATTATCTGGGTCTTCGCTCTTTGCCAACTTTGTACCCAACTTCATAGCAACATGTGCAGTCTGCACAAGCTGGTACTCCTTGAAGATATCTTGGCGTGTGAAAAAGTATACATAACGCTTTGTCATATTCTTCTTATAACAGGGGTTGACCGTTAAGTCAACCCCTTATTCACCTTAGATTGTAGCGTTTGCCCGAACTTCATCAAAAGTGTATTCCTTGACGAGAACACCATTTTCAAAAACAGTGTGCAGTTCATCAGGATAACCCTTATTGATAACATCACTAAAGAAGTTGCCATGACCATCCTTGTAGAGAGTGACCCGACCCTTCTTGCTCTGCTTTCCCTTGTCGTGAATTGGGTCCTTGTAAACATCGACCCAAACACCATCGACAAGAGCAGCCGAACACTTCATTGCAAACTTCTGATCGTCACGATTGACAATCTGCAACAGAGCGCCGCCCTGACCGAACACTACGTTGTCTGCACTGTAGCCAGCCATCGTGATAGTGAACAGGATGCTACGAATAGAAGCATGATTGATGCCATCACCCTGAAGGACACGCACATTGTTCAAGACCCGGTAGCCCTTGTCGTTCTTAGTCGAGCCAAAGTGCTTCTCAAGAATCTGCAAGCACTGCTTAACAACAGTTGCCGGATCACCCGAGTCAGGACGAACAACGAGAGTAGCACCGCTATCAATCACATCCTGCTTGAGTTCCGTACCCCACAACTCACATGCCTTGAAGATGTCATAGCTATCCGACACAGCCGAAACAATACCGCCGGGCTTGCCATTCACCTTGACCATGTTGCGATACGAGGCAACTTCGTTTTCGCGGCCCCAGCTTGTTACAGTGCTGTGTTCCATAGCAGGTACACTGAACCCAGCCATGTCAGCAGCGTAATAACGCCGAGCGAACAGGAGAGCTTCCACAGTATCGGTTCCCATGAAGTTGACAAGATGGGCGGCTCCACCAATACCAGCAGATTCAAGACTAGAGACACCACGAGCGCCAAAGTCGTGCAGCTTAAAATCAATACTAGTAGGGTCACCTGTTTTCTCCAAATAGTCAAGAATCAGTTTCTTGTTCTCATAACTGTTGGTAGCAACCGTAGTCGGATACCAAATCGCACGAAGCAACGCAGTCTCAAGGAAGCTAGTCAACCAGTAGCAAGCAGGGTCAGTGTTCTCAATGGTAGCGAGAACATTCTTAACACCTACTACAGTGCCTTCTGGGACTGCTTTGATAATGACGGGAAGATTGCCACCGTGTTCACGCACAATATATTCCCAACCCTCACGATTGAAGGGTTCGCCATGTGCAGTGATGAGTGCTTCTGCTTCGTCAATCATATCCATAGTCACTACTGGACCAATAAGATATTCCTTGATGAATGCTTGTAGACCGAAGAACACAGTAGCGTCATATACGCCGCCGCGACTTTCAATGTAGCTGTAGATGCCTGTAGTATTAGCAGGGTATTGATTAAATTGACTGTACTTGTACGAGTCCGAATTGAGAATGATGTTGTGCATGATAAATCTCCTTTATCTTTGTATGCTAGTTGTCTATCAACTAGACTTTTTCAATTCTTTTTATAGTATAGCTTATCTTTTTGCCTGTGTCAACCAAATTCTACCAAAGTTACTGAACCGCCCTTAGCGGAAACCTGTACTGCGAAGTCTTCAATCATCGCAATGATACGATCCTTATCGCCGCCTGCTAGTCCCATACCGATATACGGGAAGCCGATCTTGAAGGGGCCATATTCATGAGCAAACTTCTTGAGAATGACTTCAAACGAAGCATACTCAAAATGGTCAACACCTCGTGGCGTAAACATTACCTGAGTATATGCATTCACAATAAGAAAGTCATGCTCTCCCTTTACCAAATGAGCAGAATAGTTACCAAGTTTTTGAACTTGGCTATTCGTATCATCTTGGAGTTTGAGTGAGTATGCAGTATCAGCTTCATAGGCCTCTGGATAGCGAGAGCGAATCTCTGCTGCAATGCCTGAACCCATAGTGTTCAAGCAGTTGCAACCGTGTACGATTACATCAAACAGACCTTGTTCGGCCATGTCAATGAGGTTACCTGTAGCGAGTTGTAACATGATTAAAGCCCCAGGAAGTACTGAATGATATGATAGTGATCGTCAAAGAAATCTTCTTCACGCAGTTCACTGAGAGGAACCCACATAGCCTTTTCAGCGTCATCGCTGCCCTTGACCTTAGGAAGCGTAACATCATCAGGCAGCTTGATATGAAAAGCCTGAGTGATAACACGACCGATAGTAGAACGATACGGATCGTCAAAAGTCTTAGAGTCTTGTACACACCCACGAAGCACAGCTTGAGGAACCTTAATCTTCGTTTCTTCACGAAGTTCACGGATCATGCCGTCTTCCATGCGCTCAAACTCGTTGAGGTGACCACCGGGAAGTGCATACAGCCCCTTACCAGGTTCTGAACGGCGCTTAACGAGCAGGATGTGTCCGCTCTGTTCAACCACCGCATCAACTGCTACGTGCTTGACGGGATAGGGAGAAACTGCCCATTGCTTCTTGTAATCACGCACGAACAGAAGTTCGCTACGCAACTGCTTGTACTCAGGGAAGTCAACGAATCCTTCAGTTGCATTTCCGTAAAGAAAGTCAGCAACGTTCTCAGGAACTTCGTCTTCAACTGCGCTGCGGTTAATACCTTCAAGGAAATCTTCACGAATGTCAGTGGCGTTTACTTCAAATTCAATAGGAACGTCAACGCTATCATACTGCGGGAACATCTTTAGATAATAGCTAGACTGATCCTTGCTAGCACCGATAAGTCCAACCTTAGCATCTTCAAGTCCGGCATTATGAAAGCCAAAATCGTTGACTGCATCAGTCGCAGTGTTCTTGACGATATTCTGAATTTGGTTGATCCAAGCAGCATCGTTGTAGGTCTTGTCATACAGAGGCTTGATGATGACTCGCTTGCTGTCATCTTCGCTGTACGAACCTGCGATCATGCACTTGCGTTCGTCAAACGTGAAGGGATTGCGAATAGTGCGAGACTTGCCGGACGATCCGACCAAAACGAGAACGTATTTTGATTGTGTGAGCGCAACGTCAATGATGCGCTGGTGTTCAAGATGAAAGGGCTGAAAACGCCCGATGAAGACCAATAGGTCAAATTTCTTATTCATTGCTCAAAACTCCTTTGAAGCATTTATATGCAGCGAGTCTATCTCGCTACAGTCTTATTTATACAAGGTCGACAGGGTGAAGTCAAGAACTTTCTTCACCCTGTTACCCATTTTATCCCTTAACGCAGATTACCTGCTTCAAGGTATGCACGATATCTACAAGGTCAAACTGTGCAGCCATGACTGCATCAATGTCCTTGTAAGCCTGAGGCGTTTCGTCAATCACATCAGCGTCCTTACGACATTCGACCCCTGCAGTTGCCTTAGCGTGATCTTCAAGGGTAAAACGCTTCTTCGCTTCGGTACGAGACATAGAACGACCTGCACCGTGCGAACACGAGCAGAACGCTTCACGATTGCCCTTACCACGAACGATGAATGACTTTGCACCCATGCTCCCCGGGATGATTCCCAGTTCGTCCTTCTTAGCCGACACTGCACCCTTACGAGTAAGCAGGATGTCTTCACCGAAGTGACGTTCATGCGATACATAGTTGTGGTGACAGTTAACTGCCATCATTTCGCTATAGAACGGCTTCGTGATAACCGACTTGACAGCAGCAATAGTTGCTTCCATCATCACTTCACGGTTGCTACGAGCAAAACGCTGTGCCCAAGACACTGCTTGCATGTAGTCGTTGAAGTGATCAGTACCTTCTGCAAGGTAGGACAAGTCCATGTCCGGCAGATTGATGAACCACTTACGCATATCCTGCTTTGCAAGTTCAATGAAGTAAGAACCAATACGATTACCTACACCACGAGAACCTGAGTGTAGCATGATCCAAACGTAATCATCTTCATCAAGACAAATCTCTACGAAGTGATTACCAGAACCAAGCGTACCCAAGTGATGCGGAGCACGTTCAGCAGCCTGACCAATCTTCGGGTGCTTCGCTACAATTTCCTTTAGCCCAGCATCATGCCCAGCAAACTTGAGTTCTGCTTCACTAGACACAACGCCGAATGCGCCGCGGTCATTCTTACCACCGTTGTCAGTACGACCATGTGGAACTCGTGCTTCAATCGCAGAGCGAATGCCGAACAGGTTGTCGGGCAAATCTTCCGCACGAAGGTTAGTACGATGAGCCATCATGCCGCAACCGATATCAACCCCGACAGCAGCCGGAATGATTGCACCCTTGGTCGGGATAACCGAACCAACAGTCGCACCCATTCCCCAGTGAACGTCTGGCATGATTGCTACGTGCTTATGAATGAAGGGCATTGACGCAATGTTGTCCAACTGCGCCCGAGCTTGGTCTTCCACGGAAACTCCGTCAATCCAGGCCTTAATGAGGCCGCCCTTATTTCCTTGAATAACCTGCATAACTTTTCCCTTGCGTATCTAACAATTCAGATACTACATCATTCGGGTAAGGATGTCAACCTTTTTTTATCTGCTGCGAATGACCGTTGTCAAGTTTGTGATGTCAGTATTTTGACGGCGAGTTTGACGGCTTGTGGCTTGTATCATAGCTTTAAGATGACTAACTTCTTCTGCTAGTCTAGAAATCTTTGTATCTAACATCTTGATTTTCTTATCAACTGAATCGTCTTCGGTGAAGACAGTTTCAGTTTTAGGTACGTTATACATTTTCATAATTCTTGTCCTTATGCAGTTATTTGACTGATTAGATTATTCTTGAACATAAACCCATCTGGTGAGCCTGGAAGAAATAGCGAGTCGATGTGAGCAAAGCGAATAGTAAATGCTTTTCTGTCTGTTCCATTTTCGTCTTTGTTCTCATTCACACCGTGCCAAGTATACCCGCCGTTAAAGATGAATGCAGTGTTTGGTTTAGGCTTATAGCAAAATCCAGGATAGCCTGCATCAGGATTACCATCAATCCAAAACTCGCCACCGCAAGATAACTCATTTAGGTACACAGTCACACTATACTGATTCACTTGTTCCATTGGACGGTTGTAGAAAGAAGGTTCAGAATCAAAATGCGCTCCTAAACATTGTCCGGGCTGCATGAAGTTTAGAATGATACGTTGCGGTATCCAGCGATCTTTGTCATCAGCAAAGGGTTTACAATTAATAAGTCTGCTAGCTAGTTTTAATATGATAGGATTGACGTTCTGTGCAATCATTTCATATGCCCAGTCGTGAATAGTTTCCGGTGTTTGGTATGGCCAGTCTGCGTGTTCAGGCAAGTCTACTAGTTTTCTATCATAGCGTTCAAAAAAGTTTCGCTGGTTAGCAACGCCTCTTGCTTTGCCCTTGTAATAGTAAATAGACTTGTCCCAGTCTACTCCCCTACCACTTGACTGTTCCCAAAAACGAGTCAGGTGTTGAAAATCACTTTCTGAAAACACATTTTCTACAAGGTAACCAGTTATTTCAGATTCCGGTGTATATCTGGGAAACACCGGAATCTTGATTTCGGTAACAGTCGGATCCATGCGTTATTTCAGAACAGCGAACATCGATCCAAAGCAGCTAGTACTGTTAGTTGCAGACAATGCTCTAGTAATGTTTTGTTCTGCTTCTTCTGTAGTTAAGCTATCAGCAACCTGATAGAAGAATAACCAAGGACTATCTAAAGTGATCATGCTATTAGTAGCATGAGCCTTGAACAGTACCATGTGGATAACTTCGTCAGCAGGTAAAGCTACGGTTGGGGGATTAACAGTCAGTACTCCTGTACTTTCGTTCATCAATACGAATGGAGAATAGCTATCACCGTCTGTTGTGTTTTCAAAATCAACAGTCCAAGTAAATGTATCTGTAGGATCGACTGTAAGGTAATTCTTAATGTCGATAATAGTGTTCACATCCAACACGATAGCAGATGGATCTGTGTGGAATGCACCCATATACAAATCAAGTACGCCGGATTGAACATCTTTTGCACCTATCAAATAAACGATCTTGTTTTGATTTTCACTGAAGTTAGGATCGTCAAACAAGATAGCATCTTTTGTTGATACATCGATCAACTTCTGCATTAGAATTGGGTTAGGAACTTGATCTGCAAATAATGCAGCAGTCTGTGCTGCTACACCTGCAACGTAAGCTGCGGATGCTGATGTACCTGAACCAATGAAGTAGCCTGCTGTATCAGATGATTTAGCCATTGCAACATTTTCACCAGGAGCAAACATGTCTAATAGATTACCGTAGTTAGTAGTCAGTCCGCTATCTGAAGGAGCGATGTTGTTGAAACCAGCTGGAATATCGTACTTGTCGATTGCGCCTACTGTGATCAATCCGTTCGCCATGCTAGCAGGTGAGAGTGCTGAGATATCAGTTCCTGTGTTACCAGCGGATGCGATGACAGTTACACCTGCATTAAGTAACGCTTGGAATCTGCTTTCTAAGAATGTGTTCTTAGGAACAGTCCAAGATGCATTTACGATGCGAGTGATACCTGGATTAGTCTGACATTCTCTAAGGATAGCAGAGATTGCATCGTTCAAGTCAACAAGTGAGAAAGGAACTGACTCATCTTCTGAAATCTTGATGCTACGAATCTTTACATTTTTTGCAATGCCGAGATTTTTACCCGCAATACAAGAAGCCATTGCAGTTCCGTGACCTACCTTATCAGAAAAATCAGCAAAAGTAGATGACTTCCAAAAATCATCATGTGCTACTTCAGTAAATTCGTTATGATCCCAGTTAACACCAGAGTCCATGAGATAGACTTCAGGCGTACTCTTTGCTACAAGGCTATCGTAATAACTGAATGATGTCAAAAGAGGACGATATGTACTCACAATACGAATTCTTGCCCACTGTGTAGCCGTAGAAGTGGGGTCAGTCACATCAGTACCTTCAACGCTGTTAACTGTAGAAACAGCGTGGGTACCAAATGAGACGATGTTTACAGGGTCGATGCTGGTCACCAAATCGTGTAGAGCTAATCCGTTTGTACTTACCACATGATAAAAGCCATCACCTAGTTCTTTTACATCAGTAATCAAAGCCGCGACTTCAGGATTATTAACGTCACCTTGAATAATGAATTCTTCCGGATCGTGAGCTACTTGTTCAATACTCAATACGTTTGGGTCAGTTTTAGCATTAAGCAACATATCCCAAGGAATAGTTATAGTAACTGCGCCAGCGTCTGGTGCAGCTTTAAAGCGAGATTCGGCTACAGAAGCGCAATTCTCAGCAGTGTTGAATGTGACAGTTAAATGCATTTGATTCTCCGATTGTGATGACATAGTATTTATCATAGGTCATTGTTAAGTAGGATATATTGCACATGTATTTATCGGGGATAACTACTAGTATGACTAAAATTCATGTTATAAGTGATTTGGAATACTGGATCAATGAGCTTGCTCACCCGGCAGAAGGCGAAATGCCCGAGTGTGACGTAGTGGTTGTGAATGGAAATATAGCACAGTTTCGAAGAAGCATGTTCTACACTGAGGGCATGTGCCAAAAATACCCCGATATAACTTTCATTTATAATCCAGGCAGGCAGGAAGCTGCCCGTCAAAAGAACAGGTATGAGCTTACTACTGCGCTGACTACTAGACAGCGCATGTCAGAACTTTGGCCAAAAAACTTAAAGTATGGATTTCAGAAACCAATTGAGCTAGACATAAATGGAGAAAAGTACAGTGTATTGTGCATGTTCGGATACCCCAAAACTACCGAAAAGGTAGAAGTATCAGACTGGCACAAAACTGCATGGTACAAAGAAGTTAACTTAGGACACACCCAAGACCAATCATTGTTTAAGCCAGTAGATTCAGTAGATATCTATCACGGTTCTTATCCGCTGTGGACTACTCCAGAAATGTGTAATGAAGAACACGATAAAGAAGCAGTTATCGTCAAAGAGTGGCTAGATAATTGCGTTGACAAAAAGATTTTGATTACTCATCTTAATCCATTCAACGATCCGTGTATGGCTGGGGTATCTTATCAACTGTACCCAGACCTTATTGGAAATGAAGTGATTTGGATTTCATCGGGCCTGGTATCAGACTCAACTGTCTATAGCAACGCAGGGCGCGGAGAGTCAATCAGAAATAGAGTGCTTGAGATTTAATTCATCTAGGACGTTTCGTTGCTCGGTAGTCAACACGAGTTCCCCTACTGCTGAGCCAAACTTCTGCTGCCAAGGAAGTCTGAATCTCTTTTCAAAGGCCCAGCCGTCCCCTGTCAACTCTTTGAAATAGGTTTTTGCCTTTTCAAATCCCGTAAATTTATCTTCTTGTAACATGATGTCAAAGCCATGTCGCCTGTAGCCGATAGCCTTCAATTGATAGCGACTAACATCCTCAAGCCGTAGGTTAACGTCAACTAACCAGTTCCAATCATATTCGTGCTTTGGAGTCAGTACAGCGATAGACCAGCTTAGTGCGGGATCGTATCCTAAAAAATTACCAACGACAGGATAATCGTTGATCTTTGCGTACTCAGTAAAATTGATTTGCGCTGCACTTAATCCCGGTCCCCAATTAGTTTTGCCAGGAGCGAGTGCTGTTCCTCCGCAGCAAATACCGCTATACTGTTCTCTTAGCCAGTCGAAAAACTTGTAGTGGGTTGCGAACTGCGGACTTGAACACTTATACTTCTCTTGGTAATCAGGGCTTTCTCTCGTCAAAAACTTTATCACATCTAGTTCGTATATGATTGGCTTTATGTTGTGCTGTTCACAATATCGTAGTGCAACTGATACATCATGATCATTCAAGTTATTATTGAATACCAAAATAGCAACATCAAACTTTAGATTAGCTTCTTGCCAACATTGAACCATCGCTTGACTATCGATGCCACCGCTCAAGCACAGGACAGGATTGTCACCGCATAAAGAAGCAGCAGTTTGTGCAGCGGCAATTCTGTATTCTTTTAGGCTCTGTGGGTCAAACTTTAGATTTTCAAAAAACTCTACAGGAAGATCAACTTTATACTTTATCTCTTTGGTCAAACTGGTAAAGTTTTCATCGTATACTTGCCAGTTGTTTTTAAATAGGTATGACACGACGAACCAACTTATCCAGTACCTCTTTATCAGCAAGCACATTAAGAACTAACATTGTACAGTTGTCAGTAAAACTAAACAGACTGTGTGGCCTTGTAGTGTTAATGAAGTAGGTTCTTCCTAATTCTAGTTGAATAGGTTGTTCTTCTTGAATCCATTTCATTTGGTTCTTGCCAAAGTTAGAAATAGGAACAAGTATTCTGAATGAGGGAGAATCTACAATAGCACCATTGTCTCTATGTGGCGGGAAAAAACCACCTGAATCTAATCTCAAAAAGTGAACCCGCCCTAAACTTTTACCGAAGAAGTCAAGGAACGGATCCAATTCAGGAATGAAGTCACATATGTTTGTTCGTGCTTTGAAGTCAGCTTCCCAATACTCAGTGCCGTTCATTTGATTGTATTCACGGAGGCTATAAAGATCAGGAACACCTGAGAAGTTTCCATCTAAACTGGTAACGCTGAGGCCCCATCTATTATTTGGCTTCTGTGGTTGGTATCTTACCCAACCCGGATGCTTCGTTAGAATATCGTTTGCCGCGACAGTATTCCATTGCGGGAAATCAAATTCTATCACTTGTCCAAAGTTAGTGATGAAGTCTGTTAGATGGCTCATTGATTATGCTCCCTGTCATGTGTATTTAATCATCTTCATCCTCCTCATCAAATTCAGCATCCAAATCTATATCGTTCGTCTTTTCGTACTTTGGGTCATCGTACATCCTGTAGTAAGCTTCGTTGGGCATGAGTTTACGAAGTCCTGTAACCACCAGAGCAAGCAGAGTAACATCTTGCTCATTATAAATGTCAGTGATATAGAAAGTAGTTGAACAGGCGCCGCCTACTGTTTTGATTGGACCGTGTTTAGTTTTGTGATTTTTTAGTGCTTCTCGTAGCTCATTGCCACGATGGGTGATGACACGGGTTATTCCCCGCTTTTGATTTTCAAGACGAACTTTATCGAATATGGATAGTTTGGAAATGGTAGCGCAATTCTGATCATCAATTACTAATAAGCAATCTTTGACCTTAAGGCTACCTTTGGTGCTGGGATTATCAGGGGTTTCTTTAGTAGACCACGGAACAGAACAGTCAACGTGATGTACATAGTAGCTCTCACCCTTAGTTTTCAAGACCCACATGGGAATTGACGGATCGGTGAGGTGACCCTTGTTGAAGTGGAACACAACGTCTTTACAAGCTAATTCAGTCTATGCCATTTTCTTTCTCCTTTATAGCATTCATTATTTATACATGACTTCTTCTGCTATCAGAATTGCTCTATCAGCAAAATATAGTTTAAGCCAAGTTTCTTCTTTTTCAGTAGTAGTAATAATCGTAGACGGTTCTCTCATACTAGGCAGCTTCGGCAAAACACTGCCACTATAAGAGATAATATCTAAATGCTTCTTCTCACCTTGCGTAAAGCTAAGTTTGGACCGAAGAACCCACTCTAAATCATCACGAGTGAGTTCTTCGGTTATGACCCAAGTTCGCTTACGCATTACCCTGCAAGTATGCGAGAACAGTTTCAGGCGATGTTTCACCGTACGGATCAGATTCGCAGTTATGCTCAATACCTGGCTCAACAAACCACTTTTCAATCTGGCCGTTGTTGACAACAATAGCGTATCGCCATGAACGAACGCCGAAGCCCAGATTGTCCTTCTGGACAAGCATGTTCATCTGTGAGGTGAAGACTCCAGAACCGTCAGGAATAACCTTGACGTTCTGCAAATTCTGATCCTTAGCCCAGCAATTCATAACAAACGAATCGTTAACCGATACGCAGTAGATTTCATCAATGCCCAAAGCCTTGAACTGATCAAAATTCTGTTCAAAGCCAGGAAGCTGATACGTTGAGCAGGTCGGGGTAAATGCACCTGGCAACGAGAATAGAACTACTCGCTTGCCGGCAAAGTAGTCGTATGAAGTTGTATCCTGCCAACGATACGGATTCGGGCCTTCGATAGAGTCATCACGGACACGAGTCTTAAAAGTTACAGCAGGAACAACAGTTGGTAATTGTTCGATCATATTTCCTCCATATAAAATTTGGCGTCCCCGACAGGAATTGAACCTGCGATCATGGGTTTTAGAAGCCCGTGTGAACCACTCAGCCTCGGGGACGAAATTGTTTTACTAGATGAGTAAAACACTCACGTGGATGACGTACCCAAGTGTATACTACTACGAATGGCAGCAGCACAGCAACAATCGGTACGATCATCCACGCTTTCATTTTCATTTACTTAACGTTGACGATACCCTTGAAGTCGTAAGGAACGATAATAGTAGAAACCTTACCTTCCTTAACAGCTTCGGCGATAGTCACGAGAGCAGTAGCTTCCATGTACTTCGTCGCACCTGCGTTAGCATTCAGTGCAGAGATACGCTGCGCTTCAAGCTTTGCAGTGGAAACTTCAACTTCCTTACGCTTGTTCTCATTCTGCGCCTGAACAAGCAAGTTAGCACTTGCTACGATGTTCTTTGCAGGGGTGATCTGACGAACAAGAACCTGAGACACAATAACGTCACCGTCAAGCTTTTCAGCAGCAAGCTGATTGGTGATTTCCTGACGGACAAGCTGTTCAATTTCAGCACGATTGTCTGCCATCTTAAGCGACTCGTAACGGCGAGTAATCTTGTAAGAAGCGTTACGGGCAAGCTGACGAATGTAGTTATACATCAACAGCGTATCGCCGTCTTCGTTTTCAGCGTGGAAGCTACGGCTCTTGCCGACATAGATTTCAGCAACGCTAGCAGGATTGACAGAATAGATGACTGACAAATCAAAATCAGCAACAGTTGAGTTGTCAGAAGCGAGAGGGGTCATGTCAGCAACGTCAACCTGAACGTCCTTGGTAGGAAACGTCATAACATCACCGAACATAGTCTGGTTGAGTGATCCTGGCTGCAATTCAGTAGTCTGAATCTGCTTATCAAAGCCGCGACGAACGCCGACTTCACCAGTTTCAATACGAGTACATGCGGCAGTTGTGGCCATCAGACCAGTGAGAACTGCAATCTTAGCAATACGATTCATTTAGCTTGTTTCCTTAAAAGAGTAGAACGAGTAATGTTACAGCACCAATTGCTAGTAACGAACACAATGTACTATAGCCTATCCACTTTGTCAAGTTAATTTTTTCCTTTCCGGTCAATTTCCGAAAAATATCGATGCCGAAAAAGAAAATGAGGAACAATGAGATAAAGGCAATAATCATTTTAACCATAGATAGGCTCCTTATTGTTTAGACATCAGTTATATCAATCATTCGGAGTCAATGCAATCGTTTTGGGTATCCTTGTTGCCCTCAATGAACTTTCGTTCTTGCAAGGTAGGTTTGCGAAAAACCTTTTCGGAATGACAGACCAAACATTCGGGATTGCCGCAGTCTAATGCATGATGCTTCGCAAGACGATGAGGTTGCTTTAGCACATGGTTCATTCCCATTGCTTTAGCAATACGCACTTGTTTTTCAATTGCATCATGCGTCTTTGACAGACGCTTAGACTTCTTAGCTTTCGTATCAGGGTCGCTCATTTTTCTTCACAAACTCAGGATTAAGAGGGTTCTTTGTTTGTTCTGTTGACTTTTGTTGCTGGACCTTTGACCAGTTCTTTATGTTTTTGTTAGAAAGAACGTGCTGTATCAGCCTCTTTCCTGTTCCTAAATTATTAAGATTCATCTTGTTCCCTCACTAACCAGCCTAAGTTAAATAGGTCTTTTCTAATTTCTTCAGTGACTACACCTTCACTGACATGCTTTTTGGAGCCGTCTTCGTCTCCGTTGCCTAGTCCGCTGCCGATGCCGGAACAGTACCATTCCATATAGTCACCCTTTTCCTGCATATCAGCAATAATGCCCCCTGCGTAACGCCAGGAGCAACTCCAAAGTTCTTCTTGCAGAATGGGCCACACATCGTTCTTAATGAACTCATTGTTACACAAGGCTGCATAGAGATTCTGTGCATATGTATCAGAGTTACGTACTTTCTCTAGAATCCAATCGGTAGAACGAAGATCGTACTCTAAGTTATTCTTCTGCCATTCAAGATTTTTTAGCTTTTCTTCTTCGCTCTCTGCAACCTTTTTCCAAAGATTTAGGTAGTCTTCGCTAGGTTCCTCACCTTTTTCTTTACAACGTTCGATATACTTGTTCAATTGAAATGTGTTTCGCTCAGAACTTTTCGATATATTCGTCACTATCATAATTCCTTGTCACGGACCAATACAAAAGGCCGAAACCGACAGCTCCAGCAAAAATTCCTGTGGCTACTATTGATACTAGTGCAAGCAAGAAATAAATAATTTCCATATACGTATCACTCCATGTGATATGTATTTATCAATTAAGTATTAGCACATTTTCAAATGTGTTATGCACACTCACCGGTCTTGAACCATTCAAGAACTTTGCGCTTATCTTTGTTGTGGTAGCTTATCCCGACACATCCGGGACCAGCACCAATAGGATTGTGAAGCGAAGTCTTGTACAGCGTACCTTGCCAAGCGGGACCGCCTGCCGATTTCCAACGACCGCGATCAAACTTGAGTTCTCCTACAACTTCACCGTCGTACTTTACAGCAAAGGTATGAAAGCGGTCATTAGGAAGATCGTGAAAACCATTACGAACTTTAGCGATTGTCCACATTGTGTTTTCTCTCTGCGTTTCTGTCTATGATTCAATATAGCAAAAAGGGTACCCGATGTCAACCGAAAAATGACCAAAAAGTTTTTTTATTGTACCCAGCAATCACAGTTACAATCAATCACATGAGCAATTGCTTTTTGTATGCTCAACGTAGATGGTAGTACCGTGCTGTTAATATAATTCGGATCTAAGTTAGCAGGAAGATTTGCCGGATTGTATTCTGACGGAGGAGCAATGATCACTACGCTGTCTGTTCGACTTTCCGGAATGATTGCAGGGCCAGCAGGAACTAGGAAAGCAACGACTGGGTTTGGATCACCATCTAGAATAGGGGTGATATCGCCTTCATTTAAGCCCTCGGTTTGCTGGAACCCAGTCGGAGATACGTACAGACCTTCGGGTTCAGGAACAATTTCTTCACCGTCCATCGTATTAGTAGGCCATGCGGGAAGAGTATAATCTCCAATGCCATCTACTGCTCCCGGGACAGTTCCGTTAGCTAGTAGTGTCCTGACAAGACTTGGTGCAGGGGTGTCAGGAATGTTATTATCAGGGTCTATACCTAGCTTTTGCAATCTAGCTTGGTTGCGTTCTTGACGCATCATACCAACTGCACTCTGTCCACCAACTGAATCTAAGTCAGTCAATGCTTCGATAGTTTGTACTGCCCCGTGTGGTTTCGTGTCTTGTGAAAACGCGGGCATTGAATCGATGAACGAATAGATACTAGTTGGGTAAGGGTTAGTGAACAAGTCTACCGGAACATTTACAGGAGAAAATCCCGTGTAACGTGAACGTTGTTCTCTTGCCAGTTGTATACCTAGAATATTCCAATATTCATTCAAATGCAGCACAGTTCTTGAATTAGCAGTAACTGATGCGATTCGAGCGATTTCTGCATTTGCTTGATCGATATAACCTTGAACAACTGCGTTCATTGGATCGTTCCAACCTGTAGTGCCGCTTGAAGTATTTGACCCTCCCAATCCCGAAGTAGGGGGACATTCAATCGTTGCTGTGGGAATAGAAGTTAAGTCTGTTCCAGCAGAGGTCAATTCAACTGATATTACTCTACCGTATGTACCGGAACCGTTTGACCTTGCGTCTTGATCACTGATTCCAATTTGAGAAGTACCTGAACCGCCGTTCGATATAGTGATAGTGGGTGCGCCTGCACCACCTCTACCATATCCTCCACCTGGATTATCAATAGTTAATCCTGTTACAGTGTAGTACGTAGTAGTATCAACTACGTATGATGTGTATTGAACCGTAACAGTAGCAGGTTCCCATGTAACAGCAAGGTATAATTGCTGATAGATATTAGCTAATGCACTAGTGTCAAGTTGGGTGATGCGTTGCTTGATTCTCTTCCAAGGATAGGGAAGACCTGACATAGAGCCAAAGAAATCGCTCATTGTGTAAGAACCAGCAGGGCCTGATCCTAATGAACATATTCTCTTGCTATCGTCTGTTGCTTCTTGATTAGTTGGTTTATTTGTTCCGGCAACAAGCGGCAGATCAGCCGTATTTTCAATTCCTTTAGAGACTCTAGAAAATTTCTCAAAGTTTAGTGAGTCAATGTTTTTGATTTGACGCATTGAATAAGAGAATGCACCGGCTGCCAGTGCCTGATCAGCAGGAATAATGTCTGCTAGATAAGACCCAAATCCTTTTGGCAATTCTTGATAGTTTGCCGGATTCGTTGTGTTATCAAAGATCGGAGGTGTTCCACTAGGAACAATAGTACCTACATAGTCTTTGATAGCAGGACTATCTATGTTAAGATTGATTCCGCCGTTCACGTAGATAGGATAGTATGTCTTACTGTTAGTAGGCAAACCTGTAGTTCCGTTGTATACAGGAACGGTCAACGATTCATAACTAATAGGAAACATCTTTCGTAGATTTAGAAGATCAGCTAGAGTATCCAAACCTTGTGTCTTACATTGCAACGGGGCAAGAACGTGCGTTAGATTTTCACCTGTGATGATCAGAAAAGCACCGTAGATTTTTTGTTCTAAGTCTGTGCTAGAATTAGGTACGATACCGCCTGTGATACTCGCAATTTCAGAGTTAGATAACCCTGCTGCCAACAAAGCAAAGCCCAAATCCTTTGTCATTGCGCCGCTCTTTCCAATAGTAGCTAACAGCGTCGAAGGAGTACCGAATGTTGCGATATGCTTTAGATCAAGTGCTTTCCCTAAGTTTTCTAAGTCAGTACCAAAGTCAACAGTAGACAATGATACACCGGATATGTCACCGCTAATTAGATCGTTCATGTTGCTATATGCACCTTCCATGAACGTATTAGAATTGTCTATAGCATAGATTGCTTGATTAGAACTAGTCATGAACGAATTAAACGTCATGAACGATGATAAGAAATCTTTATACTGCGGAGTTGTTTGCAGCGGGTCAGCAGCGTTATAGTTAAACTCATTCCATGCTTGTAATGCAAAGAGTCGTAAGAATCCCCACTGTGTTACTGCTTTATTTGGATTTGTAGTATCATACGGATACCAAGTTGCTTGCTGTCCGTTGTCAGTGTTTCCAGTAACACCATATCCGCTGTTTGCCGGTCCAGGAAGAGCAGGGGTCACTCCCTTTTGTGCTGCATATGCTAGTGCTTGAGTTGTCCAAACATTGCCCGGATCTGAAACTACATACTTAGCAGAAGCTGAATTTCCTAAAGCAGGGATAACACCTGCACCTATTGAAATTAGATTATCATAGGTATCGTCAGTCAGTGTATTGTTGCTGTCGCCCGGCCCTCTAAGATAGCCATCGTTGATTGCCCAGGTAAGTAGTCTAAGTGAACTATCTTGTACTAGTGAACCAAACGTGTATGTTGCGTTGTTCTTGCTAGAACCTAAATAACCTGCAACTACTTTATTGATGCCTAATCCAGTGTTCTGTAATGCAGAACCTAATAGATTGATTCCTAGTGGACTTTGTTTACCTGTGTCTGCCATGGTATTTCCTTATGGTACAAACACATCAGGGCTACCCTGATTTATCTTGTGTCCGCAGTCATTGCCTGAACCAACTCGTAGAACGGCGACCCCTTCAGCAAATACAGTTGGACTACCTTCAGTAGTCTTTGCTGCTTTGTGTTTGCTTCCGTTAGGGTGAGAAGTGATGTCACTCACATGCAAGCCGACGGGCTTACCGTTAGCAAAGACAGTTCCTGCCCCTCTAACGATCTGCCCGCCTGCATCATTCTGATCACCTTTTCTACTAAGTTGTGCCATATTATCCCATAATCAATTTCTTGTCTGGAAGTTTGATTCCAGTCGTAGCTTCAATATACTTTACCTTGACACTAGCATCAGTCAATGCATAGAAAGCAACGTTCTTACTATTTAGTCTTACTTCTGCCTTGGGTTCTGCGGTGAAGAGACCCGGCATGAGTCCCATTCCTTGCGGACCCGGAGCTACTGAAAGAGGATCGTGAATGAGAATCTCATCCCCATCAACTCCCAATACCTTAGTGACTAGTTCTTCGCCGCTGTTTAGCTTGAACGTGTATACTGAATTGACTTCTAACTTCATAATATTTCCTTTAGGCTGTTTCGGCTAAAAATTTAGCTCTAAGTTCTGTGAATCCTCCAACGAGTTCTCCGTCTAGGAAAATCTGCGGAACAGTGCGGGCGTTTGGTACTGCTTCTAGTAAGTCTTCTTTAGTGTATCCGTCACCGATCTTACGTTCTTCAAACTCGATACCCTTCTGTGATAGAAGTGTCTTAGCTTGTACACAATACGGGCAATGGTCTTTGCTCCAAACAATAGCTTTCATTATTTTCTCCTTATAAATTTGGTAATTCGTCGTAGTCAAGAATATCGCTCATGACCCCGATAACATAGTTAGTTGATTCTGATTCCTGTAGTGCAGTCTGCTTCTTACTCGTATCAGTGTGCTTGTTGAACCAAGGAATAGGAGTAGTTTTTGGTGCTGGATTCCAGTACTTAATACCAATCTGTTTAAGAGCGTCTACTGCGTTATAGTCTACGAAGTCTACCATGATCCGTTCGTTAAGTCCAATCACAGGACCCTTCTTAAAAAGATACGCTGCCCATTCTTTTTCTTCACGAATCACACCTTCATAAATCTTACGAACTTCTGCTTCGCAATCAATCTTTGCTTTAGCAAAGCGAGTATCTTCCTTAATGACTTGATTGATCATCCAAGCAGTCCATTCTTTATGTAGCAACTCGTCTTGTAGAATCAAGCTAATAATATTGCCGTTACCAATGAACATCTTGTTCTCGACCATAGCAAGAGATGTCGCAAAAGATACCATAAAACGGAAAGCTTCAAGTGCGTAACTTGCATGTAGAGCTAGCCAAATTGCTTCAATGTGACGCTGCTCATTAACAGTCATTCCCAGTTCTTTTTGGCAATTGATAAGATGAAGTGCATCATAGTACTCCCCTACACTTGAGGCCATTTCAATGATTTCAGCAGTGTCGTGAATCGTATTGAATACTTCTTTAGGAACATTGTAGATGTTACGAATGATATGCGAATATGACCGACTATGAATATTGGTTTCGAAGAAACTCCAATTGCTCATGATTGCTTCAAGTTCAGGGATAGAGCAAACAGGAGTAAACACTTGAGCCGGTGCACGACCTTGTAAACTGTCAAGTGCAGTCTGCCTAAGAACATTGCTAGTAAAGATATGAGCAATTGCTTCACTAGCATCCTTCATGTCATTTGCATCTTTAGTCAGCGAAATTTCTTCTGGGACCCAAAAGAATCCACGAGCAGTCTGTTCAATCTTCTGTAGCTTTTGATACTTGACTTCTTCAAACCGTTGAATGGTCACTGGCCCTGCAGGATCAAGAAACATCTTACGATTAAGATAGTCAGTTTTTGTAGTTAGATTATATTGACTTTTACTCATTTAATAATTCCCCGATGCTAATACGATCTTACAAATATGTTCTAATCGTTCAATATGTTCATATGCTCTCCAAGGTGTAGAGTCAATTGCGACTACTCCATGACCTTTAATACCTACAATATCATATGCAATATTGCCTTCAGCATCAAGTCCTAAGTTAGCATGACACTGTTTAGCAAGTTCTTCACTAATAGGAGGAACATCACCTACATTTGGCGCAACTTTAGTGTATCTACCCAACTCAGGGAAATGCGTCACTAGATCATTCAAGTTAATACCGGCATGCATTGCTGCAACACAGTACGTAGGGTGAACATGAACTACTACACGAATGTCATCGCTGTGTTGTCCTAAAGCTTTCAACAACCCAAAATGCAGCGGTAGTTCACCACTTGGTTGCAACTCACTAGAGATAGCAGTGTAAGGTAGAATTTTACAAATCAGTTCATTACCTGTATCTATTAGCCCGATCTTTTTAAATTGATCAGGTTGTAGTGTTTGCTTTCTTACCCCACTAGGAGTAATATAAAAGTGATCACGATCATGGTGCCTAATAGAGATATTTCCATCTCGACTAGTGATCCAATTGCGCTGGTAGGCGTCTTCTAAAATATCACAAATTGTTTCTAACATT